TTCCCCACTTGGCGTAACTAATCTACCTTGGCTATCACGTTGGCATCGATTCAACAGATCAGAATCTGCAGGATGCACAGTCACAAGTCCCCCACCTTTCTCACGTAAACGCCACTCGACTAGAGTTTTGTTGTAGTAGACAGGTAAAAATGACAGACCTTCGTCTCCATTTATACAGGTACTGTTGCCTGAATAGAAGATGTCTCCTTCCTCTGCGTCTGCAACATAATCTGCGCTGGCTTTTTGTCTTTGCGGAGACATTGCTTGCACTATGCTGATACGCGGAGTCTTGAGGTCTTCCGCACCTACATCTCCGAAACCTTTTTCTTCGATGTTTTCAAATAGGGACGTTAAGGATGTCCCCTCTCCATTTTTCTTCGTTGCCATTTTTTTCTCCTTCTTTCTTCGTTCAACGATTAATTTTAGTTCGCTTGCCTAGATACACAGAAAACTTCTTCTGTATCTCTTGGTCAAACTCACCGTTACCTGATTCTATTTGTTCTTTAACAAATGCTTTCAGGGTGCTTGGATGCACTGCTTCCTTTTCCTCAGGTATAAACCCTTGTTTAGAAAGCGATGCCACCAATTCTTTTGCGAGATTATCTTCACCTTGACCAAACGAAAGTGTCATAGTGTTTTTGATAATGTCTCCATGTCCGTTATCTCGTAACCAGTTGTGCGCTTCTTCTAGATTAGCTACAGATATTCTGGCACTGTAAAATGGTTCAGCTGATATACGTGAACCATCATTTAATTTGAGGTCTGACACACCTAGTTGTGTAAGTCTGTCAGGTATTAGTTGTTCTGAAAGTTCCCTTTGTTGGTCTTTCAAACGTTTTAGTCTTTCTTCTGTGTTGCCGACCTCTGCTTCTACTCTTAATAGTTTCTGGCATAATTCACTGAGGTCCTTAATAGAGTCTTCTGATATTTCCTCTACTGCTTTTGTGGTGCTCTGTTCAAAGAGATCTTTGATACTTGTCATTTCTCACTCCTTCTTTATTTCGTTATCAACTTAAAGTTGCCAATGCACTATACCATCTATATAATACATTGCAACACTTTAAGATGTGTTTGAATATATAACGAAGAATAAAGGACGGAACTTATGGAAATAACAAACTACCAATTCAAGAGCGAACCATATCAACATCAGTTAGAAACTCTCCAAGAGAGCTATCATCGTAACCTATTTGCATTGTTTTTGGAAATGGGACTCGGCAAGTCAAAAATTTTATTAGACAACGCAGGCATTTTATTTGAAGAAGGTAAAATATCTGGGCTATTGATCGTATCGCCTAAAGGCAACTTACGAAACTGGGATGTAAACGAAGTAAACAAACATCTACCCGATAGAATAGAACGCAACATATTAGTATGGCAACCAAACCACACACAAAAATGGCTGCACGATTTTAAGACGATGGTTAACGAGCCTAGTGAAGGCACACTTAATATCTTTCTAGTTAATGTAGAAGCTTTTGCTACTGTTAAGGCATGTAAATTTGTAGAGGAGTTTATGGTTACGCATGATGTAATGATGGCTGTAGATGAATCAACTACTATTAAGAATCCAAAAGCCAAACGCACACAACATCTTATTAAGTTAGCACCACTAGCAGACTACAGGAGAATACTTACAGGGTTTCCTATAACAAAAGCACCACTCGATCTGTACTCACAATGTTACTTCTTATCTCCCAATCTATTGGGGTTTAGTAGTTTCTACGCTTTCCAAGCTAGGTATGCCATAACTCAACGTAAACAAATGGGCAGACATGCCTTCCAACAGATAGTCGGTTTCCAAAAACTAGAGGAGCTACAACAATCGATCAAGGACTTTTCTATACGTAAGATAAAAGACGAATGCCTAGACCTCCCTGAGAAAGTTTATGTAAGAAGGCACATAGAACTGACTGACGAACAGAACAAAGCATACGGCACAATGAAACGTGAAGCACTTATGGTATTAGAAGATGAATTGTTTTCTACTATGAACGTACTGACTCAGCTTATGCGACTACAGCAAGTGGTAGCAGGTAGCTTACGTAATGAAGAAGGTGAAACAATCATATTAAAGAACAACAGAGTACAAGCAGTATTAGATCTGTTAGAAGAAACGTCAGGTAAGGTTGTAATCTTTGCAGTATTTCAAACAGACATACAAGAACTAGAACGAGCCATTACCGAAAAGTTTGGTCAAGGTTCTGTAGCATCTTATTATGGCAAGACACCGCAGGACGAACGACAAAACATAATAGAAAAGTTCCAGGATCCTGACAGTGATCTTAGATATTTTGTATCTAACCCACAGACAGGGGGCAGAGGTATCACACTAACAGAAGCCAGCACTATGATATTTTATTCTAACTCCTACGACCTAGAACTTAGAGTACAAGCAGAGGACCGCATACACAGAATCGGTCAGGAACGCAGTTGCACTTATGTAGACCTAGTATCACAAGGCACAGTTGACGAACAAATACTTAAAAACTTATTAAACAAAGTTAAGATTAGTAACGAAGTTCTTGGAGAGGTTCGCAGTTGGTTCCAATAAAGGTATAATTTATACAAGATTATGGAACAAGCAGTTACATTTATAAATGAAGTAGGCTTCCCAATAGCTGCTGCATTAGGATTAGGTTTCTTTATATGGAAACTTATCAATAGAATTATTGACGGCATGGAAACTAAGTTAGATGTTTTAGATGATAAGGTTGCAGATCAGATAGAGCAGATGGAACAAAGGCTAGGAACTAAACTGGACTCACAACATGGCATCTTAGTAGCTCTTATAGATAGAGTAAGAAGTTTAGATAATGAAATAATTAGACAAGATACTCTTATAAAGACTATATTAGGTGTACCGCAACTAATAGATAGTAATAAGATCGCTAAAGCGGACAGAGACGATCAGAGGAAAGATTGATGGCTCCTAAACGACCTGACGAAATGTTACTTATAGCTTCCATGATAATTGTTATGTTTGTTGTCATAACTGTGCAAGCTGATGAAATGACGCATAAGTTTAAAAGCCCTAGTTTTTCGGGGCAAAACACTTCAAGTCATTATCTGACTATAGAGAATCAAGAGTTCAACAGGAAAGAAGCTATACGTGAAGAGATTAAAGCTTACGTAGAAGATCTAGAAAGAGAAGCAGAGAACACAACATTAGCTAGGTTTATACGTAACCTAGAGAGTAGAATATACGCACAGCTTAGTAGACAGCTGGTAGATAATCTATTTGGTGAGACTGCATCTGATTTTGGCATTTTAGAATTAGAAGGAAATACCATAGAATATAGGGTTGAAGACGACAAAGTAACTTTAATAATTACAGATGAAGAAGGCAATACAACAGAAATTACTGTTCCTCTCGGTTCTTTTTCTTTCTAGTTGCGCTTTAATTGTAGACCCTTTAAATAACGGTGTGCCTCCAATGCGGGATATTGAGCCCGCAGAAGTAAGTTCTCTTTTTGTTAAAGAACTTAAAGACCTAACCCCTCCTGTTAAAAAACCTATAGTTGCAGTTTACGGTAAAAGTTTTCAAGACAATACAGGACAACGTAGATCTAATAGTCAGTACGCTAGTTTTAGCACAGCCATTACATCATCTCCTGATGCTTATCTAATAAGAGCTCTAAAACATTCTAACTTTTTTGATGTAGTAGAACGCAAAGGCCTGGATGATCTAACCAAAGAACGACAGCTTATACGTACAACCAGAGAAAATTTCGAAGAAAAACAAAAACTTAAACCTTTGTTGTTTGCGGGCCTTCTTATGCAAGGTGGTGTTATAGGTTATGAAACTAATATTAAATCTGGTGGAGCTGGAGCTAGGTATCTTGGTATAGGCGGATCAAAAGAATACAGGCAAGACAGTATAACGGTTTCATTACGCACAGTTTCAGTAAGTACAGGTAAAGTTTTAATAGAAGTCTTAGTAACGAAGAGTGTGTTGAGTGCTTCTATATCACAAGACGTATTTAGGTTCTACAACAATAACACTGAATTAGTTGAAATTGAGAGCGGTATAGTAGAGAATGAATCAGTAAATATAGCATTACAGACGGCTGTGGAAACAGCTGTCTTAGAAACAATACTCGAAGGTTTAGAACTAGGGTATTGGGAGCAAAGAAGTGAGAATGAATAGACTACTTATATTGTTGCTTTTAATAGCAACACCTTTCTATGCAGCTGACAACGAGATATTTATAGATCAGTCAGGTGCTACATCTAATTTAGATATAGAACAAGTTGGAGGCAGTGGTAACATCATCGGTGGTGCTGATGCTGCGGCTGGTTCTATGACTGCACTAGATATTGACGGTGCAACTATGACGTTAGATATTTTGCAGAAAGGTTCGACAAACAAATTTCTTGGAGACATCTGGGCAGATACTTATACAGGGTACTTCTCATTTATAGGTGATACCAACACCTTTAATATGTCTACAGACGAAACAAACGCTACAGGTGCAGATGGTTCTAATGTAAACGTACAAGTGACAGGTAATACAAATACCATGACTCTCAATCATGCCATGACTGCACTAGCAGCTAACTTAGATCTGGATTGGATAGTGCAAGGTGGTGGTAATAATATTACAGCCGCTATAGATGTAGATGGAGCAACTAACTACATGGACATTGATGGTAATGATAATGTCGTCACCTACGATGGAGATGGGTATGCGGGCGGTTACTTTTACCTAGATCATACAGGTGGATCAAGAACATTTAACATAGATCAGGAATCTACATCAGATAATGATTGGCTCAAGATTACATCTGTTGGCTCTAGCGGCACTGTCTGTGTCACTCAGTCAGACGCAACAACTTCATTCGTCTGTTGAAATAGGCTCTATCTCCGAAGTTAGAGGTAGCGCACAAGTCCTAAGAGACAAAGCTTACGGAGCTGAGTTGCAATTCGACATACAACAAATGGATGATGTCCGCACAGAAGCGGGCAGAGTCGCTATAACTTTTGAAGACGACTCTACAGTCAAACTGACAGAACATTCTAAGTTAGTCATAGACGAATATATCTACGACCCTGACCCGTCAAAATCTAAAATGGCCTTGAAGTTTGCTAGTGGCACAGCGCGATTTATTACAGGTAAATTTAACAACAAGAGCAATATATCAATACGCACACCGACAGCTAACATAGCGATTCGTGGGACGGACTTTACGTGTACTGTGGACGAGCTAGGTAGATCTCTTGTCATACTATTACCTGACGAGAATGGTATATCTAGTGGCGAGATCATAGTATCTACAGGTATGGGTAGTGTGACGTTAAACAAACCCTACCAGGCAACCACGGTATCTGTGTTTGAAAACAATCCTACTGCACCTGTAGAGCTAGACATTACATTAGAGCTAATCGACAACATGCTCATTGTAAATCCGCCAGAACAGACAGACGAATCGTTAGAGCAATCACAGACACAAGCCTCTGCTGACTACCTAGACTTTAATGATTTAGATGTAGACTTTCTTAACGAAGACTTTCTTGATGCAGAAGCAGAGCTAGAGTTTACTGAGTTAGATATTAATTATTTAGATGTAAACTTTTTAGAGGACTTACTTAACGTACTAGACGCACTGGCTATATCTAAAGAAGAAGATGCCCTTAAACAAGGTGGAGTAGGCATACGTATAGTTGGAACAGAAATAGGCCAGGACAAGGATACACAGATAACCACTATAGTATCTGGGCAAAGCATAAATTTAACGAGGACAGTTAGCCAAAGTGCAAAACTAACTCTAGATGGATCAGACAGCTACACCATTATCTTAATACAGGACGGTGTATCGAACACAGTTAAGATTAATGGGGGATCTTCGACAACAATTAAAATTAAACAAGGATCAGGATGAAAAAATTACAGCTATTTGGTTTGATAGCTTTGCTTGGTTTGCCTTTGGTCTTACAGCTTACTCCTCTAGAGATACTAAAGCTCAAGGTATTCGATTCATGGATCAAGGACCAAGGGCCTTCTGGTTACTTTACGATACTTAACATAGCAGAAGACGACGTAAGAGACGAAGGTGGGTGGCCTTTTCCTAGAGAACGACTGGCAGAAATACATTTAGAACTACTGGAACGTGGAGCTATGGGCGTAGGATACGTTATAGCATTCAGTGAACCCGATCGTTTTGGTGGTGACGAAGTTTTTGCAAACACGTTAAGTTTGCATCCAAGTATTCTAGCTATGTTTGAAACAGACAATCAACAATACCCCCCAACAACGGGAACGGTAATACTTGGCGATGATATAGGTGGGGTGATGTTGCAAGGAGCCACACAGAATGTAGAGGCATTACGCAACAGTGCCTATCAAGGAATATCTTCTGCACCGATAGATGTGGATGGGTTGACCAGAAGACTGCCCTTACTGATGCGTACCCCTGATGGATGGGTTCCTGCATTTGGTACACAAATATTAAAAGTATTAGCTGGTGCTGACACCTACGTTATAAATACGAATGATAATGGTATCGAAGAAATTAGGGTAAAAGGGCTTCCAGCAGTCAAAACAGACAGTTTAGGACGTAAGTGGATAAGTTTCGTGAATACCCCTTCGACTACGTTACAAGAGATGGATGTGGCAGATAAGTTTGTAATTGTAGGAGTGACAGCTAACGGAGTGATGCCACAGCTATCAACACCAGCAGGGTTACTTGAACCGCACAAGATACAAGCAGCTCTAGCGGAATCTATATTGATAGAAGACAGTCCATACATACCTGACTATTCCCTAGCTGTGGAGTTGGCGGCTTTGATACTGGGTGTAGTTATGATGTGGGGATTGATTAACTTCTTGGGGATAACGTTGGGGATAAGTTTAGCTGTGTCTACCATGGCCTTAACTTTATTTGGTGGCTACAGCGTAGTGCAACAAGGTGTATTGATTGATGTAACTTGGACATTTATAGCTGAGTTTATAACAGCAACCATTACCTTTTATCTAAGGTTTAGAGAACAATACAAACTACGACAGCTTATCAAAAAACAATTCGAACATTACTTAGATCCGAGGCAGGTAAAGGCTTTGCAGTCTAATCCCAGTCTATTGAAGTTGGGCGGAGAACGACGGAACTGTACGTTTTTGTTTACAGATGTACGTGGCTTTACTGCTATGAGTGAGACCATGGAACCAGAAGAAGTAACAAAGATTATGAATGAAGCACTAACTATACAATCAGATACAGTTAAGAAATATGGTGGCATGGTGGATAAGTATATTGGTGATGCAATGATGGCGATATTTAATGCGCCCTTGGATTTAGAGAACCACGAAGAAGCTGCTGTGCTGTGCGCAAAAGAAATACAAGATCAATTTAAGTCGTCAAAAATTTCTGTGGAGATTGGCATTGGCGTAAACACAGGCCCAGCTGTAGTAGGTAACATGGGATCTGAAACTAGGTTTGACTACACAGCCATAGGTGACACGGTAAATTTAGCGGCCAGGTTAGAATCCAGCACCAAAGAAGTGGGCAAAGATATAGTCATTGGAGAGTCCACAGCAAAAATATGTTCTTTCCCTCTAGCGGTACTGCCTTCGATCACTGTTAAAGGTAAACAAGACAGGATAAACATATTCACCTTGATGCCCTAATCATATAAACTAAGTCAATGGCAATCTTCGGTAAAGACATTACAGCAGCAGACTTAGCTGCGGGCAATTTACAAGGTTCTGAAAAAGAAAAATCAGCCGTTAGTAGAGCTTTGCGATTTGGTTTGGATCAACCTACCGAGAACGTTGCTACCACTTTAAAAGCATTAGGATTTGATACACAAGCAGATTCGTTAAGGGGTTTAATAGATGCCCCTGAAAACTATGACTCAAAATCAGCTCAGTTTGTAGGAGAGGAGGGAATGTACGATTTTAGTGCTTTGCCTTTAGCTGTAGTAGAACAAGCGGGGCAACTAGGCGGATCTTTATTATCTAGGGGTATTGGTGCAGGAG